AGACCTTTTAACGTCTAGTTATGACGATAAACTTTGATTCTAGATAAGTTTCAAAACTAGCCTTTTTGTGTCTTGCGATGACAGAGGTAGCTTTTTTAGAAAAGATTTAGCTACAAACTACGACCTTTTTAAGTCTAGTCATGACTTTTTTTCTATCTAATTATATTATAGCAAAAGGACTACTGCTTTTGCAAATTGTACTACTATTTAGGGTTGTTCAAATATCTTCAAGCCCTTGAGCGAGTATTGCTTCAAGTTCTTCTTGTTCTACTTTATTAACTATTTTTTTCCATTTTATATAGTTAATTTCAAATAAACCGTTTTTTCCGTCTCTTAAATCTTGTTTTACTTCTTCATTACCTAAGGCCATTCTGGTTAACCTTATCAAATAAAAATTATTATTTTCGGTTAATATTTTTTTTAAAGCATTTTTGATTTTATTTTCCGATGGGCCATCGCTAATAAAATCATCAATAAATCCATTTACAAAATTCAAAATAATAAAATATTTTTCTTTTTTATCTAAAATTACTTTAACGGAAAAATACTTTTCCGAGTTTAAGTCAATTTCTTCTATTTGATATTCATACATAACATATTCTCTCGATTAAATTCTTTAAAAATTAACTACCAAATACTACCACAGATACGCCATCGAGTACAGGAAGCAAATTGCCCAGTGTATCGGTTGCAAAAATGATGACCTCTGTTGCCGACCTAGACCTAAAGAACACCTGAAACGGAGCTATTACTTCCGTTCCTCTGCTAAGCGCCGTTAACACAGCATAATTACCATCAGGAAAAGGAGTAGCAAACGTTATAACATACGACCCTTGTGCTCCACTAACCGAGGCTATATTAAAGCTACTCTCTATCTGGATATTATTACTTGGAGCATTATTATCGTAAAAGAAACAATAAGCTTTAGCAGTAGCAGGATTTATAATCTTCCCCGGTACGCTCATGTTACCGACATTGTCAATTTGAGTACTGTTTAAATTGATTACTCCATCATCTACAGTAGCTAGATTAATATCCTGATCGCCGCTTGCCGTAGTAATGGTATTTACCGAGATCAAGAGATTACCTACATTAATACTGGATAATCCTACTAGAGAATCGGCTAAATTAATAATCACATCATTTGTTTCCCCATCACCGCTTTGGACGTTTATATTAGAGCCGCCTCCTATCTTTCGAGTTACAAAACTTAATGGAGTATTACCGGTTATTACTAAAAACCCATTCTGCACTTGAGTAGCTAGATTATTTAAATTATTTAACGAATCGGCAATTTTAAAAATGATGTTACCTGTTGGTGGAGTAACAGTTGAATTTGTAATCTGTAAGCTGTTATTCAGACTTTCTGTAGAAAAGCTTACTACACCGCTGCTACCACCCCCAAAAGGTATTACTTGCCATACTCCCGTGCTGGTTATATTCTCAGTGAGATATATCTGTATTACTTCCCCGGGAATAATTACGTTAGTTAACGGCGTTCCGTCATTATATAAGAGGGTAAAGTCTTTTTGTCCGACATTATTAAACAACAGGCTAGTACCGGTTTCTACAGTATTGGCAGGCGGCAAAGTAATTGTATATGCATCATTTTCAGAAATCACATCATTAATATCGCTAGCGATTTCCCCTTCAGTGCGGGGATAAGGCCAGGATAGTTTAATATCGCTATTTAGTATGATTTTAGAATAAGACATAATATCCTACATTGCCCTGTCTGAAAATGGCATGACTGGATTATAGATGTCCGTTTGTACTTTCTGCAAAGTATCACGCATTACTCTTATAGCTTTATTTTCGTAATATTCCTGCTCTTTAATCCCGTAACGCTCGTCTCTTGCAAGAACGATAGTATCACCGGTAGTAATACAATCATTTTCTGATCTTAAGTCCCCTCTATAAGTACGTTTGTTTTTAAGCCTATCGGGAGATACGATATACCACTTCTTTGCGAGTAACCTATTAATGCGCTCAGGGCTATTAAAGGCAAAGTAATATTCCTCGCCCGGTTGCATTATTTCCTCGATTAAAGCTTTAAAAGGACAGGTTGAATCAGTGAACATCAAATCAAAATCATTGTTTTCAAGATCATGTTCCCTAATATCTCTATCTACGGACTTAAACTCATTATTCTTGTCTTGTTTATATTTAATTGCCATTTTTTGACCTCATTTCCTTATTATGTTTATCTAGGAGCTCACTATATCTCTCATAAGACATACCAAAAGCAAGTGCTGCCTTTTTTTCTCTATCGCTTAATTCCCTTGTTTTTGGATCAGGGATTGATTCCATAGGAGCGCGGCTGCGAACTGCCCCAAAGTGTTTAGCAGGTGCATGAGCAGGGGAAATATCCGGCGATTTTAAATTATCAATATACTCATCTATCATGCTGTAATAACTACCAGAACCTATTAGATGTGCCTTATTGGTAGTCTGGTATTTTCTATCTAGTTTTGTAATAAAAGATAATACCTGACCCGCCAACTTCTCATCATACTCAGGCGCGTTTCTATCTACTTCGGGATTACTTTCAAGCCAGCTATATAATCTATCCTCATATTCTCTAGCCCGAACCTGATTAAGATGTTCTTCGGAATATTCTTCTTTAGGAAAACTTGCTATTCTAGATGCCTCATTCAAAGCATGGGTCGCCTTTGAAATCTCAGCTGTAGCACGAGCGACAGAGGCAGCATCTCCGCTCTCTAGTGCTAACTGTAACCTTGCCTGAGCCATTTCAAGTTCACTGGCAACATTGTTCTTATAATGGGTAGAACCGGTATTTATAGCTTGACGAAGCATTTGTTCCATTTGCAGTTTTTCTTGCTGCAACTGCTCTAGCTGCTCGGCCATTGCAGCTTTTTCTTCACGTTCTTTTTTTAATTTAGACCAGTATTTTTCCTTGTCTTTGTCAGGGGTAGAGGTTTTAGCAGCTTTTTCCTCTAGCTTTGTGGTATCTTCGGGAATACCGCTTTTATCATCCTCGCCCTCTAAGCCCTGCGACCCTTGTTCCAAGTCTTTAGTTTTTACTTCTGCCTCGCTGGCTTCTTCCTTTAAATCTTTATTTTCTGTTACTTCTTTTAAAGGTGGAATAGCAGCGTTTAAGTCGCTTGTATTTTCAATATCTATTTTAAACATATTCTTACCTTGATACTTTTGATGGATTATCGACTAGTAGTTTGATTTTAAAATCTTCTACCATAATTATCGGCTCACCCTCATATTTTGACTGCAGAGATGAACCACGGGGGAATATGACCCAGTCTCCCTCTTTTACATAAGGGCCGCTTGGAAACTGATCGCCCTTATAACTATCAGGGCCAAGTTTCAATACCATGCCGACCATTGAGTTATATTCTAGGTCGTCTTTTACCGCCGTTTGCGGAATGATAACTCCTCCTCTTGTAACCTCTTCAACAGGCGGTTTGTAAATAAGAATTAATACATTGATTCCGGTAACCGATACTTCCTTGAATCTCTCTATCATTGCTTCCTTATTAAAGCTTTGGAGATCAATTCCTTTGGTTTTAAAATCTTCCGGTTTGTAATTGATGTGAGTTTCTGCCTCAAAGATTCTATCTTTACTTAAAGCAGAATGGGTACTGTCATACATATGATTTGCCTATTAATTAAAGGTTAAGTTGGTGAATTAATGAGGGTATTTAGATTTCGAAGCCCTAAATATCCTCTAGTTGCAAAATATAGAAACGTCAATTAGTCATTGTTATTTACCTCTATTATGTGTCTGTTAAACAGTTCAAGGGCTATATCAAGACCAGCAATTACCCCGACATGATACTTGTAATCCTCTAGCGTAGAAATTGCTGCCGGATTACTTAAAATGCTCCTGTATCTATCAATTTCAGCTTCAATATTTCCTATAACGCCAGAAGTAAAAGAACGTTGCTTATACATATTATTGCGGTTAATGAAGGTCATTTACTGCTCCTCCCCATATTTCTAGGCTTTACTGCTGCGCCGCTCTTGGTAGCAACGTCTTTTCTAACTTTAGCTACTCCCCCGGCAGCATACTTATTACAGCTTGTTTCTTTTTCTCTGGCTCTTTCTTGCATTTGACGCATTGCAAGCTCTCTTTTTTGTCTATCCATAAATAATCTCCTCTTGTGTTGGCTCGGGTGGAATTTGCGATCTTAGAGCTTCTACTTGTGCCTTTAACTCAGCTTCTTTTGCCTTGTACTCAAGCTTTAGTAATTCAAGCTCGGTCTTACTGTTTATTTCCTGCTCCTTAGTTAACGTGTCTATTACTTTTTCTTTCTCGTTTAACTCGAGTTTTAAAAGTTCAATTTGATATTTCTGCTCGGCAAGTTGTTGTTGCTCCCGTACTTTTAACTCAGCTAAATACTTCTCTTGTTCCAATTTTGCTTTATCGAGCTCGATACTTACTTGCGTTTTGTAGCCGTCAGCTTCAATATTTAAATGAGCTAGCCGTTCCTTTGACTCTACTTCCAGTCTTCGCTGCTCAATATCGGCAATCTGTACCTGCAAAGCCTGGTCTATAGGTTGCTCCTGTTGCTGCTCCGGCGACGCTTCGGGGAGTAGTATCTTATCAATGTCATTAATACCGAGTGCCTGATATACTTTTAAATATACCTCTCTCATGTTATGTAGTTCAGGATTGCTGCTAGCTAACTTTAAAATACTTTCTGCCTTGATTATTCGCTGCGTAGAAGATTCAACAGACGGATCAGATACGGGTATGACCTTTAAGCTTTCTTTATCTAAAGGTAGAGACGGCAAGTTGAACATTTTATAAAAGAGTTGTAGCTCCTCACTAAAACTACTATGAACTGTCCTCATTATTGCCGATTGCATCCGATTTGATACTTCAAGCAAGGCAATGGTAGTACCGACAGGCGTATTCTGATTATTCTCGGCTAACCCCGCTTCCGTCGTAGATGCTAGCTCCTGTGTCTGAGCAGTTATCCGGTTAATATATTCAAGTAAAGCGGGAGACGGCCCATTATAAGGAAGCGGCATGATCGAATCACGGAGCGACAAATTACCCGTTTCAACAGTTACAAATTGTCCGGGTAATATCGTTAAATCATTATTAGTAGTCTTTATTCCCTTGGACTTCATTCCTCCCGGGAAATTCTGGAAAATAGCGGCGTCAATTGCCATTTGCTGCATGG